AAAAAAGTTTAGGAAAAAAAGTTTAGGAAAAAAAGTTTAGGAAAAAAAGTTTAGGAAAAAAAGTTTAGGAAAAAAAGTTTAGGAAAAAATAGAATAATTTTTTTTGGTAATTTTTTTTTCTATGTATAGTATGTGTATAAACGAAATACACAAAATAAATAACCCACTTTCGAGCGGGGATGTAGTTGTCACAACCGGGGGAACCCGGTTGTAAAATAGGTTGTATACCCGGCGGCCCAGCGGCGCAGGCTGGGGGAAGTTTATTCATAGGTATCTTGTCGCTAAGAGTGTGACCACACACTTTACGACACCATTTTGCGTGAGTCGCAACAATGGCTATGAGTAGATTTACTGACAGAGATGCCAGTAGCAACAGTCACGGGGATGATAACTCGTGGTTTTATACCTAGACAGCTATGCAAGTTCAAGTCTTGCAGTGGGGGTTGTTATAATACTAATGTAATAAAAAAAAGGCTACGACGTGGCGTGGTCACCACAAGTTCTGAAAGCCGAAAGGCTCAAGTTCATGTCCAATAGGTCTTGCATATCTACCGGTGAAACGGCCGGTGAAACGGCCGGTGAAACGGTAGAGGAAGTCTATTGTCAGCGCGCCTAATTGCCGGGGAGACTGTGATGGGTGGAATCTGACCAACGAGTACCGTAAGGGAAAGTCTGTAATTCCTTGTCGGGTATAAGTTCCAACCTGAAACGGTCAACTCCGGTCATTAATAACTGATGGTAGATTCGGTAGCAGAAATGTTGTCGGCAACAGCAAAGGGGTGGTGCACCCTAGTTTCGTACTTAGGTGACTGAAGGTTCGATTCCTTCCGTAGCTAAAAAAAAATAATAATAATAATTATTCTTTTTTATGAAAAAGAATAATTATTTACCATTTGATAAATGAAATTTCAACTACAATGAAAGTTTATAGTTTTTCAATATCGTGATACTCAATTACAATTTCTTGATCTTGATCTTCATCTTCGTGACCTTCATCTTGATCTTGGTTAGATATATCTGCTGACTGAGAGTTAGTTATGATTGGTTGTCGGTCGTCGTCATGATCACTACTGTAATTTGCAAAATAATTAGTTAAAATGCTGCTGCTATTATTTATGCCATCATCATCATCGCCAATATATTGATTATTTTTTGAAATCATGAATGAAATGTCTCGATCGCACTCTTCAATGTGATCACTTAAATTAAAAAGGATATCTTTTACATACTTGAAACTTTGAAACTGCTCATAAAATTCATTTGTAAAGTCCTCCATTTTCGACAACCTTCTTCTAATTATTCCCAAATCAACATTTGTTGGATTTTTTTTTATTGCATTTTTTTTTTGTTGTTTTTCATACAAGGTGTTACTTCTTGAAACAACCTCTTTTAATCCATCAATGCACGTATTTTGAGATTCAATTAACGAGTGTGTTTGTTTTACATGGTTGTGCATATCGTTAACCACGTCTCTGACATTTAACAACTCGTTCGAATGCTCGAACAGTGTGCTTTTCAAAAGAAAAACATCGTTTGACACCGAAGTTTTAAATTCTGAAACTGTTGACTCCATAACTTCCATTCGTTTGAAAAGCTCACTCAACTGTGTTCTCAATAAATCTACCGACGCCCCAACTTCTCCGAGTGTAAGGGTGCTTGTCCTGGTTGGAATGCGGACCATGGGTTGATACAAATACGGGTGTTCCGAACACGATGAATTTGAAAACATTATATTTTGACAGCGGGGTATTTCATATACCATACTCTTATTTTATTTTGTTTAAAATGTTTACTAAAATGTGAATGCAAATATATTAAATATATAAAGTATGTTAATATACGTTTATATTTATTACTTAAATATATTTACAAATATTCACAGCTGCAGTCATGAGATTATACAGTTATTGTTATATTATTCGAACCTTGTATTTTTATTTTCCATTTCTATTTGCCGGAATTCTTTTTGTTTCAATAAATTTAAATCATACTGTACCTGTTTATGCCATGGGTCTAGATTTATTGCCGTATAATAATAACAATAACAATAACAATAACAATAATGACGGTTGCATAGACCGCAGCGAATGGATGCGGAATGCGTCATGGGTGCATAACCGAACGTTGTATGAAATTACGTTACCCGGAACACACGACAGCGGAGCGTACATGTTGTATAACAGTTATTTGAAAGGGTTTGTTTCCAACTGGATTGAAGAAGCCATGGAACTTGCGCAGATGCTACACATTGACGTGTATCACATTGTTAAAACGTGGGCCCTTTCTCAAGCGGCTTCGCCAATAGGAAGCGTTGCAGGACAGCTGCGCGCCGGAGCGCGCTACATTGACCTGAGGTGCAGCTGGAACGGCACCGACTGGATCACGTTTCATTTTGAACAGGGCGTGTTATGCAGCGTGCTAATGCGCGACATATCCGACTTTTTACACACGCATCATAGTGAAATTGTGTATGTGGAGTTCGGATCAGAATCGAGTCCTAACAGAAAAGAACCCGGCGAAAGCATTATGAAACTGTTGTATGATGACATACGTGACATGCTGTTTCCGTTTCACATTCCGGTGAACAGCGACCTGCGTTCACTTACTGTAGCTCAGCTTGTGGAAGCAAACGCTCGCTGCTTGATTGCTTCTCCGCACCGCCCGATTGAATACGAAAATGAAATATTTGTATCCGACAGCATTATTTACAACACGTATGCCGACACCGACGACTTGAAAGACATGGTTGCATACAATGAAGAGAGAGTTGCAGAATTTCGAGAATGGAAAACTAAAAAAAACAAACAATTCTATAAAGTTTCATGGACTCTGACGCCTGGAGCTCGTGCGGTAGCCGAATCCATTATTCCCGGAAACCCGCGGTCACTATACGAACTCAGTGAACCGGCGTTTCAAGAAATCATAGGATGGGCACAAGCGCATGCAGCCGAAGCGTATCCGCGGTTCGGACAAATTCTAATTTCCGATTTTTTCTGTGAAAGCAATATTTTTGAAGTATTTGGACCCCAGCCAAATGAAAGAACGCCGGAAAAAAAGTTGTAAAGATTCTATCTTTTTTTTTGAAAATGGACATGAAAAGTATGTCCATTTTTACTTTTAGAAAAAAAATGTTTGAAAAAAAAATCCACTTTTTCGATTTTTCATACCATTTCAAAATTGCTTACCATATATGCTTTCACATTCTGCGCACATTGAGAGCATGAGTGCATAAGAAAAACGGCATTTTTTCGGTGATTTGGGAGTGAATTCGGACAAAATGCGGCGAAATGGAGCGCGCCATTTTATGTGCAACTTGTGAGCATAACTATGGTGCGATTTTTTTGACGAGTTGAACGCGATGTGACCATGTTATCCCGCATTAGCACAAAATGCTAACATTTAGCTCGAAGTTAGCATGGTGTCATTTTTAATTCATTCAGGCGCAGCAACAACACGATGTATGGTATGCAAAATATACATTTTCGAAAACGTGGTTGCAAAAAGTTGCATTTGGTTGCATTTTGTTGCAAAAAGTTGCAAAAAGTTGCAATGTCCAAAAATAAATAATAAATATAAAAAATGACTTAGATGGAAAATTAAATGTTATTACAGAAAAGAACGAATACAATAAATGGACAGTACAGGTAATAATTCGGTTGACATTGTTATGATGACACCAGAATCAGCGTTTGACTATAAGCATAAACTTAAAGCGGTGTGCGATAACGATGATATAAAAAAGGGATTTTATTGTGATATTTGTGAATATAAAACGATTCGAAAAAGTAGTATGGACAAGCACTTGAACAGTAAAAAACATAAAGAAGAAATTATGCGTATGAATTCAAGCCAAACGGCAATAGGTGGTGGTGAAGTATTCAAATGCAAGTGCGGAAACAGTTACACACACGTGAGCAGCTTGTCTCGACACAAACGAACTTGTAGTGTTTTCATTGGTGATGAAAACAATAAAAAAATGTGCGATGTTGTGCTGGATGTGGTCCAAAAACAGAGCGAACTCATAGGCAATCTGCAGCATCAGGTGCTGGAGTTAACAAAGGCATCGGTTACGGCAGCAGCAGCAGCGGGTTCAAACCACATTAATAATACAAACAGCAATAATAAAATTAAGCATAAAACGATGGGAAACACGAATAATAATCACTTGAACAATTGTGGAAACTTTAATATTAATATTTTTTTAAACGAGCAATGTAAAGATGCGATTAATTTGTCGGATTTTGTGAAATCTCTCGAAATCACGTTTGAGAATTTGAAAATTGTGAATCAGACCGGGATGGAAGAAAGCGTGAGCGCGTTGATTTTAAAAGGGCTGGAAAACATGGATGTGAACAAACGCCCGATTCACTGTACGGACCAAAAGCGTGATGTGATGTATGTGAAAGAAGAGGAAAAGTGGGAAAAGGATGAAGGGAATGACAAGCTGAAAAATTCGATTGATGATATTTCACGACGACACGCGTACACGCTGAAAAAGTTTAAAGATGTGAATCCCGAGATTAAAGTTGGACACGCCATGCACGATGATTTTATACAAACCATGAATCGAATTTGCACGCCGATGGAAGACACTGGTAAAAAACGAATTGTGAAACAGGTTGGAAAAAACGTAGCGATGAATGCAGCGATTGCAAATGGAAATGATGGTGATGGTAATTTTGACGATGTTGTGTGAATTAAAACATTTATAGTATATAGTATAGTATAATATAGTATAGTATAAATGTTATAAATTATACTATCTATACTATAAAATTGAAAAACAAATCAAGTAGATAGTATTTTATTAGTGCTTCAGTCTGCGTATTATGAGCTTTATGACACTGGTTGTATTTTCATCTATTTTACTTACGTTTGGATTTGTTATTTACCATGAAATGATGTGGATCAACATGAATACAAATGCTGTGAATGATATGAATAATAAAACGATGCAACTAAATTGGAAACAAAACCAAAATTTTAATAATGACAGTATTATGATACTCGTATACTTTGCCATCATTGGCGGAATTATTGCGCCAAACGCTCTGCAAATAGATTAAAATGAAATATTTACATCGAGCGTAAATATGTTTTTTAGAAAATATGAAATAAAATAAAATTATATTTTTTTTAAAAAATATAATATAATTAAATTATATAAAAAAATAGAATAAAAAATTATGAAACAAAAAGAAGTAAGGGAACTAGTGGCATTTGCACAATCCAATCCAGTTTTTGAACTTGAAAGAGATGAAACTGGTTTAAGTACTGGACGAGACTACTTGAGAGTTAGTAAAGATAGATTTCTTACAACCCAAGATGGAAAAAAACTTTATAAGTATATAGTTAGGTGGTATTTTAAAGGTGTTAGTAAAATTCTTTTACACACTGATTCAAAAGTTACAGAAGAGTGTATACTATACATGTTAAATAGAGCAAAAAAAGTTCCGGGAGTTAAAAAAATGATGAACAAACTAATGATAGTAAATACATATTCAAATGCTGACACAACACGTGACAAACTTAAAGAAGCATACCTTGATGCTGCTGAAGATGGAATTAATTGTAGAATGTACTTCGCATTATCAAGATTAAGTAGCGTAGTAAATACAACGAACAGAGGGCAGATAAGCGCTGATGGAAAAATAGATCAACTTGTTGTTGTATCAAATGATGCCGGACCATTTGCTGAACAACTATGGGATTCATATAGGGATAACAGAACAGACACTAAGAAAATACGGATGGCCGATTTTACTATAGACGTTCTGAATGAATTTAAAGGAAACCAATTAACAATCGTTGCTGTATCCGAAGCGGACTTTACAAAGGTAAATAAGATTCTACCTGCATCTAATTATACCGGTGCTGTTACCTTTTATGAGTGTGTTAGACCAGACCTTGTCATAGACGTTATTGAATCGACCAAATTTGAAAAAGTAACAAGCTTAGCTTCCGCGGTAGCTATAAGTGCAAAAGGTTATGCCGGATTAAGTCCAACTATTTCATACGAATCAACGTGCGCAGCTTTTGCTCAAATCGATAATTGGGATAATTTAGTTAAGGCA